TCATGTTATTAAGGGCGTTAATGTCATTGTCAGCCGTACTAACTCTTAATGGAGATTTTAAGATTCTCTCAGCAGTAAATTGTAATTCTTTTGGAATTATAAGTTTTCTACCTTGAAGAGCGATTCTTAATCCTCTCTCATCAATGAAAGCAGCAATTTTAATAAGTGCATCTTCTAATGAAGTTTCACTTAAATCTGCTTGAGTTGTGAACGTGTTCACTAGGTTAACACCAGAAACAGTTGGGTGAGTTGTACTACAAAGTGGTACACCGTCTCCTCCGAGTTGAGTTGTACTAAACGCACTGTTTAATATCTCAGCTCCTTTAACTTGTTTTGTGTTAGCCATTGAACGTGCTAACGCTCTTGCGTATCGATTACCTAGTCTGTCATACAGATTATCTTCAATCGCTTCCTCAGTAATTGCGAATGCTAGTGCAACTGTTTGGTGTGTGTATCTAGCGGTGAACGCTTCTTTAGCGTCATCGAATACAACCGAAGCACCCTCAGCTTTAGTAGATGCACTACCAAAGCCAGTTAGCATTACTTCCTCTTCGAAAGCTCTGTCTGATGTTTCTGTCTGAAAGATTTCAGCAGTCTCGTTTTCGTACCTGTCATACTCTAGTCCAAATAGAGCATTCAAACCAGGCTCTAGTTCTTTAACTAGCTGTGCTCGTGATATAGCCATAATTTAATCTCCTCTATTATGTTTGACCAACAGTACCAGACTTGTACGAATGGTTATTGATTACTACTAATACATTCACGCCTGAAGCAGCTGTTATATCAGAATTTTCAGGATCCTGAGATATGTCTACTGCTTTTAGCACAAATGTAGAAGATGAATCTGCTGTTGCAACATCAAGACTCTCTCTTGACTGTCCAGATAAAGTATCTCCAGTGCCTGCATTTATTTTATAATTTGCAAACAAATGAGAAACCGTGAAAGTTGCATCTGAATTAATTTCATATACAACGTCTGGTCCGTCAATTACTTGAGCCATAATATCGTTAGCAGATATTGTTCCAGGGTAGTAGTTTTTAAATGTCGGTTTTTGAGTTGTAGGATCAGTGTAGAAAACCCCATTGAAAACACCAACAACAGGATTATCAGAAACACCTGCTAATTGGATAGTTCCATTTAGCGAAGTTTTTACTAAGTCACCTTGAAATATCGCAGTTCCATAATTTTTTAGGATACGATATCTGTTTTGTGCTCCATTGTAGGGAGTTCCATCTAACTGTCTAGCAGCTCTCAGACCGAAATTGCCTGTTTCATTTGCCATCGTTATTGTCCTCTACTTTAGTTTGTTAATTTACTGATAGTGATAACAAAAAAATTACTTTTTCGAACCACCACCAAAGGTTACCCTCGATTGCCTTTCAATATTGATTGGCATCTCAGGACGCTGCTCCTTCATAAGATCATTGTCAACCGCTTGTATTTGTTCGCGAGTTCTATTCTCGAAATATTCTTTTCTCGATTGCATGACCTCTTCCGGTATCCTTGCAAGCACATGGCCACCAACCCCGATGATCCCTTTATGTTTTCCTTCCTGAATCGTTGGATAGTCATGAGGACCGATTTCCTTCATTACGGCTTCGGCTCTCACAAACTCCCAACCTTCCCTTAAAGCTTTTGATACATTAGCAGAATCCATGAAACCCATAGTCTCTGCTCTAATCCATCTTTGTACCATGCCTTGCGGTGCAGGCGGAGCATCTAAACTTGATGGAGGAGTCCAATCTGTTTTCCTCTTTTTCTTTTCTCGCATTTCAGACTCGCGCGATGACGTTGTATTATTTTCTTTTTTGTTCATAATATCTCCTATTTAACGTATTTCGCGTATTCCTCTAGTGGCACCCCTAATTTTTTAGCTATCGCTACCTGTGATTTGGTGAGTCTCACAGTCTTGCGTCCACTTTGGTTACGCACTGCAGGTGCAACGGTTTGGACGGGCTGCCTTTGTACCTGTGGTTGATCAAACTTATTAGGAAAATAATTCTTAATTCGTTTGTTCAGTTCATTATAATACTCATCCGAGTCTCCTACAACCCCACTTTCAATTAAATTTTTGTGGATTGCTATGGCTGCGTCATGCATAACATCGTCCTCATTAAACCAAGAGTTTTCCTCTGCCCATCTCTGAGCTCTTAAACTCGGTTGTGGTTGATCGGTTGTCGGTTGAGTCGCGGGAGCCTTCTCTTGTGGAGATTGCTTCGCTTCTTGTTCTCTCAAAAACTTAGTTTGCGATAAACGCTCTTTTTCTATCGCTAATTGAGTTAGTTTCTGATTTGCATCAACTATTGATTTTGCATCTTGTCCTTCTATTGCTCTTTGCAATAAAGAGTTTGCTGCAACTTCGTCAGTTTGAAGTCTTTTTTCAAATTCACTTAAGTAATTAGCCTCCATTTTTGGATACTTACTTTGGAATTTGTTAATTTCACTTTTTAAACCTTGAGCATATTGTAAAGCAGCTTCTGCTCTTCTATCTGCTTCACGTCTATCTCTAGTTAATTTATTAATTCTTTTTTGAACTGAATCAGATGCTTTGTTTAAGTCAAAACCATCATTATCCTTATCGGTTTCGACATTAATGGGTGTTTTATCTCTGTTTATTTCAGCACCCTCTGGTTCTAATTCTTCTTTTTGTAGATTAACTTCTTTTGACTCAGTTTCGTTTACAACTGGTTCTACATTTATGTCTTGTGATTTAATACCATCTGTATCTAAATCTACTTCAACATCTCCCTTATTTAGCTCTGTTTTTGCCATATCTTCTCCTAGTATAAATGCAGTATATCCTCTGGATTACTGATGGTTGCGATGATCTCATCATCGTTTAGTATTCGAACTTCCGCCCCTTCTATTTTAAAACGTGAGCCAGCATATCTTCCAAAAATTATCCAATCACCTTTCTTGCACCATGGACCAGTTGAAAACTTATCTGTATCTTTGTAAGCTAACGGTCCAAGTTTTAATACATATGCACAAACTGTTGTCATTTGTATTGTTTCTGCAGTTTGATCAGCCAGAATAACTCCACCTTTGGTTTTCTTAGGTCCACTGTAAGGTAAAACTAATACTCTATAACCCGTTGGTTGAGGTAATCTATCTAATGAAGATTTTTCAATTGATGTAGGATCTAAAAAAAGTTTTTTAACTTCTTCTTGTGATTTATAGGCGTTCAATAAAGCAGGTTCTTGCTTATTAACTTCCTTCGTCTTCAGTTTCATTTGGCTCCTGTTTCTTTAGCAGGTCTTGTAAGTCCCTGTGCAGATCCTCTATGGATCTGATCTGTCCTATTATATACTTATACTCCTCAAAGGTGTCAACTCCTAATTTCAACTTTTCCGTTAAAGCCTCTGACTTAGGTTTAAGTATTTTGTTTTGTATAAATTTTATTGTTGAGTAATCCACACCTACCTTTTATATTTCTCTCTCCAATAATTAGCTCTTTCTAATCTTCTTACCCTATATTCTAAGTTGGTATACCTATAAAATATCTTAAGTTTTAAAATTTTTAAAAAATTAATTAACACTTCCATCGTCTACGAGCTTGTCTTATTCTTGAGTTTGGGTCATTTCTAGTTTTTGCACTAGCTCTTTTTAACTGACCTAATGACCTAGCGCAATAAGATTTTCTTCTTTTTGCAGCTTTTGACCCTGCTTTAACATCCCCTGTTACAGCAGTTTTTAGCTTAGATCCTGGATTAAGCCTTCTATAAGCTTTTACTCCAGCTCTTGTCATTCCAGCACCAGATTTTGTAGGTCTGAAATTTCTTTTATTTCTAGCAGGCATACCACCTTTTTTCATATTTGCTATTTTTTCTAAAGTTTCAGCTTGAGAAGCATGAGCTTTCGATGCTTTTTTCAATTTACCAGCAACTTTTAAAATACCACCTTTCGAAAATTTCTTTTTAAAAGTAATACCTTGATAATCTTTACTTAAATCAAAAATAAATTCTGATTTTGGATTCATTTCAGGTAAATCTTTCTCTTCCATTTTACCTCTTTTTATTCTGAGAGTAGGACCCTGTTTTTCTTTACCAAAATTTTTAATATCTTTTTCAGTTATATATTCTTTTTTTTTACCAGGCATAACTCCAAATGCATATGATATTATATCACTCATAAATACCTCATTCTTGTTTGATCTATTATACCACCTTGCATTTTTGCAAATGTTTTGACGTTTGTTGGTTTTGGACCGGTGTTACCCGCTGCTCTTTTTCTGGCAACAGCACTCGCCCTTTGCGACTCGCTCATCCGTGTGGCTTTGGCAAGTGGTACGCACTTTGGATACTTCCTCTTCGCGTCCGCTTTCTGTTTTGAACGGCCACACTTTGCGAAAGAACCATCTTTTTTTTTGCTGCCAATATCCACCCATTTCTGATCGAACCATTTTTTTAATCCATTAGACATATGTAAATTTTGTAGTATCTATGACACCCCCACCAGCTTTACCTGCTGGTTTTGGTCCCTTAAAATCTTTTCTTCTAAGACCACTTGGATCTTTTGCTTTACCCGCACAAATTTTAGAAGCGTAGGCGTTAGCATATGCTGACGGATACACTTTAAATTTTCGCTTCGCTGCGGCTTTACCTCTTGGACATAATTTTGTCATTTTAAACCTTTCAGTAAGCTGCCATAATATTTTTTGTATGATGGATTAGACAGTTTTTTTCCATCAACAGTTCCAGATATATAACTTCCGTAGTAAGGCTCCATTGTTCCACCTTCTTTTTTACCATGAACTTTTTTAATCTTGCCTTTATTAGCAGATGCGTAAAAAACTTTTCTACCTTCTTCAGGACCGTATTGATCCTTCATAGATTTCATTATTTTTTTACCTTTTTTAGTTAATGGCATTATTTTTTACCTCCACGGAATATCTGTGTTCCCTTTATACCATAAATACTCGCAACGACAAGGATCCACAAATTTGTGAACCAGCTGGGAAGCTGTTGGAACTGCTCAAAGAATTCTTTTATCTTTGCAGATGCAGCCGGATCCTCGCTAAAGACTCCGTACGCGATCACCAAAATTGGCAGCGTAAGGACGACCAAAACGAACTCGTCTTTCCAGTCCGATTGTCTTGCCTCTAACAATTTTCCTTGGTACTCGCTCTCTCCTCTAGCCATTTTAGAGGCATGCATGTGCTGTGCGTCAGCCATTGCCATCTTTGTTTCTTGTTTTTTCTTGTAGATATGCGTTGCAGCATTCAATCCTAATTTTAAAGCACTAAACCACATGTTTCCTCCTGTCTAAAAACTGTTTAATTAAGCTATTTGCTTTTTCTTTTCTTCTTATACTAAAATATTTACAACAAATTTTCAATATTGCTACTGCATTGGCTCCTCTTACTCTCCATCTGTAAGAAGTTTTCCAATTTTTTTTTCTTGGAGCAAATTTATTTACGTGTCCTACACCAAAATAGTCTTTAAGTGATAAAATTACGTCTTCATCGCACATTTCACATGCAATTGTGGGTGTTTTATAGTTTTTTTGATTTTGTTCCATGAAGAAACTGCCTTCACCATCAAGAATTCCTGCAAAATAGCCTAAATTATTTAACCCCGACAAATTTTACCCCTCTTCCGGGTTCAACTGCTCCTACACCACGTATACCATCTGGTCTAAATGGACATTTACCATGAGGATCAGGACCTTTTTTAGGTGGTGGACCGAATCTTTTGCCTCCTGATAGTCCTCCACGTTTAAAATTAAAACCTAAATCCATTGGATCTACTTTTTTTTTACCAATTGGTTGAGCTGGTTTAGCAGCCGTTCTAGTAGGACACGGAGGTAAAGTTCCATCAGGACATAATTGTGGTCCTCCATCATCTCCTCCCCCACCTATGGTTTTAGTTTTTCCATAACCTGCTTCTTTCATGTATTTTCTATTAGCAGGATTGTTTGGTTGAAATGGTTTACCTGTTGTTTTGTAATAATCTCGGTAAAGTCCTTCTTTTCTAGCAAACTCTTGTTTCCTTTTGTAGGCTCTTCTTTGGGCTCCTTCCATAAGTAAACCTCCCGCTGGAACTAGAGCACTAGCTACTATATTTAATACTGGATTAGATTTGTAAGGAGTATCCAATGGTTCATCTCTGACACTAAATGGATTTTTCTTTTTTTTAGTTGTAGTTACAGTTTTATTACCATTTCCACCTGTATTAACATTTTTAGTTTTACCTCCACCATGTTGGACTACACCACCCGCACCTGGATTGTAACTTCTCGAATAGGTTCCTGATCCTGATGTTTTGAAATCTGGTTGTGAGGCATCCATACCTCCGCCTTGAAACTTTCTAACGCGTCTCCTCATTTTGTTTCTCCTGTTGTAATCTTAGTCTACCTCTTTGTATTTCTTCCTGCAAGTCCAGTTTATCCTCAGCAATTGTTTGTTGTGCTTCAAATTTATTTGTTTCAACATTCAATCTCTCAGCTGTCTCTTGTGCTTTTCTTGCTATGTCTTGTGCTTTGAGGTCTAATTCTCTTTGTTTCAATGCAACTAATGGATCTTGATTTTGTTGACCTAAAAACTGCATTTCTTGATTTACTAAATCATTTGTAAGAACAACTATTCTCTCTGCTACTGCAGATTCATATTGTATTGCAAAAGACTCAGGTTGTGTTTGAGCTAATTGAGCTAACTCTGGTTGAGCCATAAATTGTTCCATAACTTCGTTCTTTGCTTTTAAACTTACATGTTCAGATATATGTCCTTGTAATAGTGCATATACTGCTGGGTTTGATTGAACCATTCTAGTTCTAATAAAAGCCATGTGAGCTGCAATGTGTGCATCATGATTTTGTTGTGAAAATGCTTTTGGTAACTGCATCTGTAATGCAGCAGTATTTTCTGACGCGGGATCAATTGGTTGTGGTGGCTCTGGTTCCTCTTGTAATAATGCATCTATATTTCTTACACCTAAAGCTTCATACATTCTTCTATACGCTTCATACATATTATGAATCTGTGGATTAGCTTGTGCAAGTTGTAGTTCTGTTTGAGCAAGTGTAACTCTTTGTGACATAGAAAATATATTTGGATCTGCAACTGGTACAACATCTACTCTGTCATCAAAGTCTTGTACTTTAATAAATCTATTACCACCTACGACATTGTACGGATATTCAGGAGGCATGTATTCCGAAAATATTCTAGACATTATCTTGAATTCTTCTTTCATCGAATAGTATGCACGTTTATGAATAGCAGACATGACTCTAGATCCACGTTCAAGTAACGCAACTGTTGTCCCAACAGCAGCTTGTTGATTACCATCTCCAACTTGTAAATCAGCTATAGCTGCAAATCTTCTACCTGCATCGACACAGAAACCTAGTAATGAAAACAATGTTTGACTTGGTTCTTTAAACGGTAGTAATTGAAATTGATCTCTAATGTTACCGCCTGGAGCATCTATATCTCTGAACTCTCCTGGTTGTAAAGGTTCCGCATCATCTCTGACTCTAATTCCTCTTGATTTAAATCCTGCTGGTAAATTAGCAAGTGTACCAGCGTCTAATAATTGTCTTAAAGCTCCTGTTGCTGCTTTTGATAATCCACCAATCATGTGAATTAAACCAAAACCATAGAAACCTAAACCTGGTAAAAATTTGTAATGAACAAAATATGGTATTCTTTTTTTAGTAGGATCATCTTCTTTGTAATTTCTATAGATAGAAAGTATTGTCATACTATCTTGATCGATAGTTACGATGTAAGGAATTTTTATTCCGTTCTCACTCTCATATCCTGGAAGATCTAGATCAACATGCATCTCAACAAAGTTATATATGTCTTGGTACTTTTGTGGTTTCACACCTTCAAGCTCATCATATTTTTGTTGTGCTCTGTCCTCTTTGAAAAATGGTTCTGGTAATTCTACATCTCTATAGAAACCAGACGCTTGTCTTTTTTTAATTTGATTTTTTGTTACTCTTTGTACTTCTGATATTCTTTCAGCTTCATATAAGTCTGATGCATTATATGGCACCACTAAATCTTCTGCATGAATAAATGTAGCTTTACATCTTTGAAGTGCTGGATCATAAAATACTTTTTTGAATGTAGAACCAGCTAGTGGTAAAAAGAATAACATCTGATCCATCTCAGGTGTATACTCTTCCATGACATCTGTTATCTGATAGTTCATGTAATCTTTAACTCTATTTGCTTGTTTGATTGTATCAGCAGTTTCTTTACCCACTACCTGACAACGGACCGGTCCATCAGATGGTAGTAATTCTTTAAATGCTTGTGCTTGAAATTGTGTAGCTGCTTCTGCAAGTAACGGATGGGTAACGCCAGATGCACCAATGAAGGGTCTAGTAACTTCCATGTATTTAAATCCAAGAAGATCTAAACCTTTTGTATAAGTTTCAATGTATGATTTTCTAGCAAGTGAGTCGTCTTTGAAATCTGCTAATAATTTTGAAGCTAATGATTTTAATTCTGCTTCATCTAAAAACTCTGCAAGATTTGCATAGAAGTTTTCTTGTGGAGTTTCTGGAGCTGGCTCACCCATTAGAGTGTTACCCTCTTCGTCTTCAATTACATCTATGTTCTCGTTTAGAACTTGATCACCAGGACCCTCTATTTCAAGATCCTCTTGTTCTTGAACTTCTACTAAATTTTCTCTTGACATTAGTGTCCTCTCTTAGCTATGCCGTAACCTCTCATTGCAAGTCCACCAGCTTGTTTTCTTCGTTGTTGAGCTCTTCTAGCAGGTGGTCGTGGTTGTTGACCTCTTCTAGCAGGAGGTCGTGTAGTCTGAGGTCGTGCTATACCGCCTGTTTGTTTTCCAATTATTTCTAAAACAAAGCCACTTGCTTTTTCGCCAAAGTCTTTAAATCTTTTTTTAACTTTTTTTGCTTTTTCTCGACCTTTCTTTTTAGATTCACTTTCTCTTTTATTACCAAATTGATCTTGAAGTTTTTTTGCTTTTTCTATATCTCTTTGTGTTAATCTATCTTTATCTTTTATATTACCAAATTGATCAGTTTGTTTA